GAATTGGAGTGAAGTAATGCTTGAGATACCGAAACAGAAGCGAAAGAAGGTCATCTTTGCGACGCCTTCGCTCAATGGGCCGTTCCCGCAGTACATCGCGGCCCTTGAGGCTTCCTTGCCTCTGATTGAGGCGGCAGGCTACGACCATCAGTACGTGCAGGAGATCGGCTGTCCGTACATCTCCGGCGCGCGCGCGACAATGACGCGCAAGGCGCTGGACTCCGGCGCCGACATCATCGTGTACATCGACTACGACCTCTCCTGGGATTCGCAGGATCTGCTGACGCTGATCCAGACCGAGGGGGACGTGGTCGCGGGAACGTATCGGCTCAAGCACGAGCCCGAAGAGTACATGTCCACCATCCACAGTGGACCTGATGGCAGGCCGGTAGTGAGAAGTGACGGCGCCATCAAGGCGAATCTCGTTCCGGCAGGATTTCTCAAGATTACCAAGGAAGGGATCAACCAGTTCATGTACCACTACCCGGAGCTCGCCTACGGGCCGCAGTACTCGCCATCGATCGATCTCTTCAATCATGGCGCGGTACTCGGAGACCGCCTGTGGTGGGGCGAGGATTACTGCTTTTCCTGGCGCTGGACGAATAAGTGCGGCGACTTGTGGATCGTCCCAAATCTGAACATCGCGCACTACTCGCGCAAAACCGATCCGCAAACGAAGGAGTACGTCTACTCCGCGTTCCCGGGGAATTTTCACGAGTTCCTGCTGCGCCAGCCGGGCGGTAGCAAATCGGCCAATCCGATCCCGCCGAAATTCTCACTTCCTACCGCCGCATGAGGCATGTATGCAGGACACACAGGCTTTTGCCCCTCTCTACAAGACATCGGACCCGGTCAATTCTCAGACAGGCACGCTGCTCACCAGTGTCACGGTTGCAGCCACGAATGCCTCTGCGACGGCAAGTGGCGTCTTCCCGGGCGGACAAAACCCTTCCGCCACACAGGTTCAGATCGCAAACAAAACGAGCGCCTGGGCGCACGTCAATTTCGGGGTGGTGGCCAGTGGTTCGACGGTGACGGCGGCAACGGTCGCCGCAAGTTATCCCGTAGGGCCTGGAGCGGTCGTAGTCGTGACCGTTGCGCCTGAAGTGAATGCCGCATCGGTCATTCTCGATGCGGCGCCAGCAGGATCCACCTCGGTCATCTTCACACGCGGCGGCGGTGTCTGATCATGCTCAAGAGCTATTCATTCGTTGCGGGAAGTGGCGGTGGAGCGGCGGGCTCTGCGGATGTTCAGACCTTCACATCCACCGGTGCCAACACCTGGACCAAGCCAAGCGGCGCGAAAAGTGTGTCGGTGTACCTGGTGGGAGGCGGAAGCGGCGGCGGATCTGGTCGGCGTGGTGCTGCTGGCTCAATACGTGGCGGAGGTGGGGGTGGGGGTGGAGGTGGAATGTCGATTTACACATTCCCGGCGTCCATCCTGGGATCAACAGAAACTGTCACCGTGGGCGCGGGCGGCCCCGGTGGCGCGGCGATCACTGCCGATGATACGGATGGAAGTGCGGGGACGGCCGGTGGTGTAACGAGCTTCGGATCGTGGATTTCCGCGGGCGGAAACATTACGGGCGGCGCGGGAGGAACGGCGACAGGAGCGGCGAGCAGCACCGGCGGAAATGGATTCATACGCGCTGGTGCTAATGGCACCGCATCAAGTGCTACCGGCGCGGCCGGAACAGATGGCAACTCCTCTTTTGGTTCTGGTCCCGGTGGCGCAAGTGGCGGTGGCATCACGTCCGGCAATGCGCAATCTGCCGGAGGCGCAGGGGGTTCTGCGCTTAACGGGGGTTCTGGGTCCACAACCGGTGGCGGTGGTACTGCCGGAACGACCGGCGGCGGAACGGGTGGCAATGGCACCCCGGCGACGGCCGGCAGTGGCCTGTCTGGAGCGGGTGGCGGTGGCGGTGGATCTGCTGCAGCCGGAGCCGGCGGCGCCGGCGGAAACGGCGGTATCTATGGTGCCGGCGGTGGTGGCGGTGGCGCTTCTGTCAACGGATCCAATTCAGGCAAGGGCGGCAATGGCGCGAACGGCATCGCCATTGTTGTGACGTACTTCTGATGAGCACGACCGCTAACGACCTCATCATCGGCGCGCTGCGGTTTATCAACCAGTACGCGCCAGGTGAGTCACTTGATGCGAGCGATGCAGAAGATGCATTGAGCACTTTGAATGATCTGCTCGAGTCGTGGAGCACGGACGAGGCGAGCGTCTACGCCTCGAATGAGAACGTGTTCAACTACACGGCGGGGCAATATCAGTACACGATCGGCAACTACGATGCTGGCCAGTTCGCCGGCACGGTGACGAGCGGATCAGCGGTCATCACGAGCGCGACTGTTCCATCGGACATGATCGCAAACGGGGATCTATCGGGAACTGGCATTCCAGATGGTGCGACTATCGTGGCGTTCGATGCGGGCGCTAATACGGTCACGATGTCTGATGTGGGTACAAGCTCACCCGGCCCTCAGCAGATCAGCTACACGATCCCCGGCGACTTCAAGATGGAGCGCCCGCTGCGCATCACGAACGCCTTCACGCGCATCTACACGCAAGGATCAGGGCTCGACTATCCGATCGAGATCGTAGACCAGAAGCGCTACGTGGATATCGGGTTCAAGGCGATACAGGCGCCGTGGCCAATCGTCCTTTGGTACAACCCAACGTTTCCGCTGGGCACGATCTTCGTATACCAGAACCCGTCAGGCTCGGCCGAGTTGCATCTCTACACCGACCTGATCCTGACGGGCATCTCGGATCTCACGCAGGAAATCAGCCTTCCGCAAGGCTATTCGCGCATGATCAAGCGCATGCTCGCGCGCGAGCTTGCGCCGGAGTATGGCGCGATCTGGACACCGCAACAGGAGAAGCTCTCGAAAGAGGCATACGACTACGTCAAGAGCCTGAACGCCGTTCCAACACCCGTTGCCAACTACGACCCGGAGCTTTCGCAGCACCCAAGAACTGATGCGGGCTGGATTCTGTACGGAGGATTCAGGTAATGGGCCTGAACTTCCAGGGTGGTGATTTTGGGTTTGTAGGAACCGCCTACACCGCGCCCGATCCGAACCAGGACCGTCAGCGCGCGGTGAACTGGTATTGCGAGTATTCACAGGACAGCAAGAGCAAGACTCCGGTTGCGCTGCTTGGCGCACCAGGAAAGAACGAAATATTGGATTTCAGTATCACTACGGGTGGGATCGCAATCCCAGATACGGGCGGCGTTCGTGGTGTGTGGGTGCTGCCGGGAGGGGAACGAGCCCTTTGGGTGGTGGGGTCATCTGTTATCCAGACGACCATGACTGTGCCTGCCACTCAAACGAGTATCGCTCAATTCAGCAAAGGCTATGTCGGAGAGTTGCTTACCAATTCCGGGCCTGTCTGTATTCGGGACAATGGGCCTGGCGGCTACGCGGTCATCGTGGATGGCCAGTTTGGGTACACGTTCAACATTGCCACCAACGCATTCGCCCAGATCACCGATCCCGCATTCCTCCCGGCAGATCGTGTCGCCTTCATTGATGGCTGGTTGATCTTCAACCACGTCGGCACGCAGACGTTTTTCACGACCGCGCCAACACCGTACACGATCACCTTCAGTGGCAGTTTCTACGCGCTGAAGGATTCCTCGAGCGACAACCTTGTCTCGCTCATGGAGAACAACCGCGAGCTGTGGTTGATCGGTGAGCGAACCTCGGAAGTCTGGTACGACGCAGGCGGGGCGAACTTCGCATTCAGCCGCATTCCTGGTGTCGCTCCCCAGATTGGCTGTTCCGCCTCACAATCGATCGCACGTCTCGGCTCCTCGCTTGTGTGGCTCGGAAAGAGCGAACGCGGCGAAAACGTCGTGATCAAGACGGAGCAGTACAGCTATGTCGATATCTCCACCCGCGCGGTGGAGGCCGCGATCACGAGCTATCCGCTGGTCTCGGATGCCATCGGGTTCGTGTATGAGGAAGAGGGCCACCTGTTCTACGTGCTGACCTTCCCTACCGCGGACAAGACGTGGGTCTACGATCAAACAGCCAGTGAGGCGGCGGGCACTCCGCAATGGCACGAACGCGCTTCATTCAATCCCGATACGGGCGTGCTCCATCGCGATAAGGCGAGCTGCTTCGCCAATTATCAGAACATCCGCATGGTAGGCGACTTCCAGGCTCAGAAGGGCTACCAGATGAGCCGGAAGTACTACACGGATGGAGATACGCCGCTGGTGGCTATCCGCCGCTGTCCCCATGTGTGGAGCAAGGAAAACCGCAAACGGATGTTCTTTGCTTCTCTGCAGATCGACTTTGCACCTGGAGTCGGATTGCAGACCGGACAGGGTTCGGACCCGCAGCTCATGGTGCGTTTCTCGCGCGATGGCGGGGCAACCTTCGGCACAGAGTTCTTCCTATCT